AACGCGACGAACTCATCAATGATATTGCAGATATTAAACGTAAGGCAGAGGTGTTTGATGAGATAAAAGAATATACATTAGACAAAATAGAAACGTTAACTACAAGACAAGAGTTTGCACCAAATTTTAATAACTTTGGATACTTCGGAAACTTACTAATCGCATATAAAAATATTGAAAATAAGATAAATGATTTGGAGCGTGGTAGTGATGTGGAAGATTAAAGAATTTGAACGTTCATCAACCAAAATACATGAAGTGGTAAATGAATTTTTAAGAATTAATGGAATTAAAGAGTATGAAGTAGTTGGTTATCAAGTTAACTGGGTGGAAAGTTACGATGAATATTGTTCACATATTTTGATTAAATACTGGGAGTAATAAATAAACGACTATAAAAAATATTGGAGTGTAATGTTTTGAAATTAAATTTAAAGATAGAGATAAACGACGAAGATTTGTTAGAAGATGTTGGGTTTCATAGAGAAGTGAATAAAGATGCAAAGGCAGCAAGTAAAATAGATAGTTTAAATGAACTGTTTGGTATGGTTTTAGTGAGATTAGTAAATTTGCGACATGAAACTATGGAAGATCCTAACAATTGCAGTGGTAAAGATATAAGAAAAAGTATAGACGATTTCATAGATAATATAAAAGAAACAATAGAAGATTTTAAGGAGGAACAATAAATGACGGTGTTCCATGTATTGGTGCTAATTATAATTGGTGCATTTATTGCAGACTATGTAAGGTTGCGTAAGGAAAAAGCTAAATTAAGAGTTAACGTAAGTATTCTTGCTGAGCATGTTATGAAAGATTACGGAGCAGAGTACACATATAAACTTATCAATTACAAGGAGGAATAATAAATGACAAATACATTAGAAATTAAATTGTTATCAGAAAATGCGACTATGCCGAAGAGAGCAAATTCTACAGATAGTGGATTGGACTTATACGTATCAGAAACGATTAACATTCCTGCACACGCAACTAAAGTAGTTAAAACAGATATAGCAATTAATCTGCCTTATGGGTATGAGGCGCAAGTAAGACCTAGATCTGGTAAATCACTTAAAACTAAATTGCGTGTAGCACTAGGAACAATAGACCAAACATACCACAAAGAAATAGGTATCATCACAGACAATATAGGTGATGAAGATATTACAGTAGAAAAAGGAGAAAGACTGGCACAGTTGGTTGTAGCGCCAGTTGTATATCCTACACCCAAACAGGTTGATTGGTTTGAAAATGAAAGCGACAGAGGTGCATATGGAAGCACAGGAGAATAAAGATATAGTAGCAGAGATTAAAAGAGTACTAGGTAAGGAGTGAGTGGGAATGAGCGTTAAAAAAGCTAGAAAGAAACCTGTAGAAATTGAGTTTATACAATTTACAGACAAAGATAGTGTATTAGAAATATTGTTATGGGCGAGGTCTAAGGTTAAGTACAAAAATACTAAAGGTTATTTACTTATAAATACTTTAGAAGGGGAAATGATAGCCGATGTTGGCGATTATATCGTTAAGGGTGTAAACGGAGAATTTTATCCAGTTAAACCAGAAATTTTTGAAAAGACATATGAGGTGCTAGGGAAGTGACACTAGATTCAATTAACTTTGTTTGGATAGCCATGATGTGTTTGATTGTTGTAGCACTTGTTAATGTAGTTGCTCATGTTTGCATGATAATTTTATTTACTAAAGATAAGAAAAGACTGAAAGAATTCAGAGAAATACGAAATAGAGAATGGATAGAGAAAGAAAAAGAATTTGAAAATAGAATGAAAGAACAACGTGAAGAATTCTATAAAAGAAATAGACATATTACTAAAGACTTAGATAAACACTTTAAGGAGTGAACGGAATGATTAAACGCATATTAAAGATATGGTTTACTATCGCTATGTATGAGTTAGGTAAATGGATTGGCAGAGAAGTTTATTACAAGTTGACTGCAAACGATGAGGTGGAAGTGCCTAAGGACTTTGACGAGAATGATCATGCTCATTTAAATAAATTATGGAAAAAGGTATTTAAATGACTTGGTGGATAGTGATTATTCCAGTTATGTATCTCGTTTGGTTGTGTGTAAAGAGTAAGAACGGAGGTTAACTTAATGGATAATATATTTAACGTTGATGGTAGTAAAAGAGAAAAACCTAACATTCAGAACCAAATATATGAATTGAAATCAATTTTTCCTTTAATACTTGAAGTGGCTAGATTGAAATCTGAATATCAACATGAGAGGTTAACTAGTTTAAGACAACAAGGTTTTACGGAAGAGCAAGCATTAGAAATCATTAAAGTGGAACGTACACCTTACGACCAATATTAAATAAATGGAGGTAAAAGATGGATTTGAGAAAATCAACGCAACGTTATTTAGAAAGTGAATTAAGTAATTACAATCATATAGACAGAGATATTAAACGAGTGAGAGAAGAAGTATTAAATCCTTGGCAACCGACTGACACGAATATTGGTGGAGATAGAACACATAGCAATGTTAGTGTTACGGAAATAAAAGCAACTCGCATTGTAAATGACAGACGTCTATCTCAATTGGCCAGAATGAAATCAGCAATAGATATTGTATATCAAACAAGTAGTAAAGAGAGTCAACAGCTCATGGATATATATTACTTTAAAAAGCCGAGAACATTAAACCTTACTGGTGTTGCTCAAGAAATATGTGTGAGTAAATCAACAGCTTATGAGTTAAGGAAAGAAATACTTATTAGATTGGCAGATGAGTTAGGTATTATGCATTAGGAGTGAGGAAATGAAAGCTATAGAGATTTTAGAAGCAATATCAACAAAAATAAAAGAAGGGGAATATGTAGGCAATATTGGTATTATTGTTCAAATAAAAGATGATGAAATGTTAGAAGAAGGGAAGAAAGCTAAAAGTATTTTAGAAGCATTCGCCGAAAGAGTAGAATTAAAAGTAGTAGAAGCTGGTAACTATCAATTATCACAATTTCCAAACAACGACTATCCAGTTTTTCGATTAACTGCTGGACCGTTTGGAAAAAGTCTGGAAAAATAACGTCACTAACACTGTTATTATGATAGTGTAAGTTATTAAACGACTTACTCATGTAAACCTTTCTATTTTTATTCCTTTCAAATGATCGAACATAATTTTTCTCCTTTCAACCTATCCGATAGACTAGTCGGGTAGGTTTTTGTATGTTAAAAAAATAAACTAAAGAGCATATCGTGAGAGTTGGTGATATATGAGATGAAATTAAGTATTAAGCACAAGAAGTTTATTGATGAATATATAAAACACGGCAATGCTACAAGGGCATATATTAGTGCTGGATATTCTAAAAACAAAGCCAATACAAACGCAACAAAGTTACTACAAAATACTACAATCAAAGAAGCTATTAAACAAAGAGTAGAGGAAGCGCAACAAGAAAGTTTAATGAGTGTTACAGAGGCGTTAGCATTATCAGCATCTATTGCGAGAGGAGAGCCACAAAAAGCATACACTAAAAGATATGACCATTTAGAAGGCGAAGTAGATAAAGAAGTAACTTATACTATTACACCTAATGTAGAAGAACGCCAACGTTCGTTAGATCATATATTAAAAGTACATGGTGCTTATATCGACAAGAAAGAAATTACTCAACGCAATATAGAAATCAACATAGGTGATTATGATGACGAATCTTAAACTTAATTTTAATAACCCAGAGAAAGTGTTTAACAAGAACATATTTGAAATACTTACCAATTATGACAATTTCACTGAAGTACATTATGGTGGAGGCTCTAGTGGTAAGTCACATGGTGTAATACAAAAGGTTGTACTTAAAGCGTTGAATAAGTGGAAATATCCTAGACGTATTCTTTGGCTTAGGAAAGTTCAGTCAACAATAAAAGATAGTTTATTTGAAGATGTCAAAGCGTGCCTTATCAATTTCGGTATATGGGATTTATGCGAATGGAATAAGACAGATAACAAAGTGGTACTTCCTAATGGCGCGACATTCCTGTTCAAAGGATTAGATAATCCAGAGAAGATTAAATCGATTAAAGGTATTTCGGACATTGTTATGGAAGAAGCATCAGAATTTACACTTAATGATTATACGCAGTTAACATTACGTTTAAGAGAGCGTAAACATGATAACAAACAAATCTTTCTAATGTTTAACCCAGTTTCTAAATTGAACTGGGTTTATAAGTATTTCTTTGAACATGGCGAAGAAATGGAAAATGTCATGATAAGACAGTCAAGTTATAAAGATAACAAATTCTTAGATGACATAACTAGAAATAATTTAGAGATGTTAGCGAAACGTAATCCTGCGTATTATAAGATTTACGCTTTAGGTGAGTTCGCTACTTTAGATAAGCTAGTGTTCCCTAAATATGAAAAGAGATTACTTAACAAACAAGAGTTAAGACAATTTCCCTCATATTTCGGTCTTGATTACGGGTATGTGAATGATCCGAGCGCATTTATACACTGTAAGATAGACGCTAAGAATAAGAAGTTGTACATTATTGAAGAATATGTCAAGACGGGTATGTTAAACGATGAGATAGCAGAAGTTATCAAACGTTTAGGATATTCTAAAGAAGAAATCTTTGCAGATAGCGCAGAACAAAAAAGTATAGCAGAAATGCGTAAACTGGGTATAGAACGTATTAAACCTGCACAAAAAGGTAAAGGTTCTATCATGCAAGGGCTACAATTTCTTATGCAATTCGATATAGTGATTGACGAGCGTTGTTTCAAGACTATTGAGGAGTTCGATAATTACACGTGGAAGAAAGATAAAAACACTGATGAATATATGAATGAACCAGTAGATACTTACAATCACTGCATCGATTCACTACGCTATTCTTGTTCTAAATTTTATAAACAGAAACCTAAAAAGAAATCGCCACTTAAAAAATCTATAAACACCATTAAATCTATGGGCTTATAAAGGAGGTAACACATGGCACACGTAAACAATTTCGAAAGAGATATTGAACGACGAGAAATGCGCGATGAAATATACAGACGCGACGCGGTAGAAGTGTACAAATACGATGGAACAACACAAGACTTGTTAGACAACAGAAACGACATCAGCGATTTTATTCGTCATCATTTAGAAGCACAAGTGCCTAGACTTCAAATGCTAGATGATTATTATCAGGGTTTGAACTTTAACATCATGCGAAACAAAAGGCGTAGAGAAAAGCACTTAGCAGATAATAGAGCTGCTCATGACTTTGCTTCTTACATTACAGACTTTATTAACGGTTACTGCTTCGGTCATGCCATACAAGTACAATCCGAAGGCAGTATGACACAAGATAAAATAGATCAGTTGCATGCAATAAACGACATTGATAGTCATAATCGTTCACTGGGGTTAGATTTATCTATATTCGGTCGTGCTTATGAATACATCATACGTAATCAACAAGATGAAGTTAGAATTTATAAATCAGACCCACGTAATACATTCGTTATATACGATACGAGCATTGAACAAAATAGTTTAATGGCAATTAGATATTGGCAAGTCAATGAAGAAGAAGCGCACAGCCCTAAAGAGAAAACAAACAACATTTACCATGTCGATGTCATTACTGATAATGCAACATATTTCTTTGTGGCAAACAGTGTTACTAACTTAGAATTATCAGAGCGCAAACCTCCTGAAGCTCATTCGTTTGGCAAAGTAACTATTACAGAGTTTAGCAATAATGAAAAGCGACGCGGAGACTTTGAAAAGGTCATACCACTTATTGACTTATATGATGAGGCACAATCAGATACAGCTAACTACATGAGTGACTTAAATGACGCAATGCTACTTATCAAAGGCAACGTTGACCTGAATGAAGAAGTAGCGACACTGCAAAAAGAGGCTAATGTGTTCCATCTAGCACCTCCTGAATATACAACGGTAGATGATAAAGTAACGGAAGGTAATGTAGACGCTCAATATATTTACAAACAATATGATGTAAGTGGTGTTGAATCATATAAAACAAGAATTGCTAAAGATATTCATACACTTACTAACACACCAGACATGACTGACGAAAACTTTGGAGGTCAACAATCTGGAGAAGCCATGAAATATAAGCTATTTGGCTTAGAACAACGTACAGCTATTAAAGAAGGACTATTTAGAAAAGGCTTAGTTAGACGTTACAAGTTAGTTGGAGAAATTATGAGTATCAATAGAGAAATAGACAAGGACAACCTTAGAGACTTGATATTCACATTCACAAGAAACTTGCCTAAGTCACTGACAGAAGAAATGCAAATGTACATCAATTCTGGTGGAGAAATCAGTCAGAGAACATTAATGTCTCTGGTTTCTTTCATAGACAATCCAAAAGATGAAGTTGAACGTATCAGAAAAGAGCAAGAAGAAAAGATAAAACATTCTGATGAGTTGATGTTCAATGATCTAACTGATAGCCAACCATCGGAAGAAGATGACGAAACACCTTACAATAAGGAGTGATAATACATGACTTATTGGGACGATAGAGCGAAAGAAATCATCAAAGATGAAACACTAAGTGATAAAGAAATGTCGCTCGAAATAGAACGTATTATCAACAACATGATTAATGATATTGAGAATGAGATATCTAAGTTCTACGCTCGATATGCAGACAGCGAAGGCATTAGTATTTCAGAAGCTAAAAAGAAAATTGATAACTTCGATGTTCAATCTTTCGCTAATAAAGCTAGAAAATATGTACAAGATAACGACTTTAGTGAAAGAGCAAATAGAGAACTAAAAAGATATAATACTGCGATGTACGTAAACAGGGAAAAGCTACTAAAAGCGCAGCTAGGATTAATCGTAACGTATTCATATGCACAGATAGAGCAATCAATGTACAACTATATGGAAAGTGCTTATTATCGCTCGTTAAAACAACAGGCAGGCATACTAGGTGAAACGTTACATGTATCATTAAACGATGTTAAAACGATCGTTACTGCACCTTTTCAAAACTCTAATTGGTCTCGTAGACTATGGCGTGATATGAAAGTAGTTAGACACCATGTTGAAAAAGCGACAAGTCAAGTATTACTAAGAGGTCGCCATCCTTACGAATTCGTAAAAGAATTTAGAAAAGAAACTGGCAATAGTACGTATGAGATAAGACGTTTACTCATAACAGAAACAGCTAGAGTACAAACATTAGCTGCAAAGCGTCATATGTTAGAACAACATGGACCTGATGCAGAATATGAATATCACGCTAAGATTGATGGTAAGACAACGAAAACCTGTAGGCACTTAAACAATAAAGTATTTAAAGTCAAAGATATGAAACCAGGTGTGAACGCTCCGCCTATGCACCCTTTTTGTCGGAGTGCTGTAGCGCCACACATCAATCCTAATTGGAGAGATGAATTCTTTGAAGAACGCAAAGGAAGATATTTTGGAGGTATTGTCAAGTGATTAAATAACTGAAAGGGAGGTGTTGCAATTGGCAGAAACAAACGATGTAACAAATACGCCGCCAGTTACCAACGAAGGTACTGCAAAAGAAATTGTAGATAATTCCATAGGCGATTATGAAGATGCAGATTGGGAAGAAGAGGAAATCATCGATACAGATTTTAGCGATGAAGAAGATTCAGAATATGAAGATGACTTTATGGATCCAGATGACGAAGAATTTGAAGAAGAGAATTGGGAAGAAGATTACGATTTTTCAGATGACTTTGATCAAGAAGATTTAGATTTCTTAGAGGGACTTGGTGGTCCTGGAGATGAAACAGAAGAAGAGTACGAAGAAGATTACGAAACAGAGGAAGGCCTATATGACGTCACTGAACTTGATGGTGATACAATCGATGAGTATGACAAGTATGACGAAAGTTACTTACAAGACAGGTTAGATGATGTTTACGATGAATACAATCAAATCTTCAACAAAGAACCTTCTGACATTATTAAAGATAGTATGACAACACAAGAAAAGATTGACAAAATTGTTGATGCAATTCAAGAGGGTGGAAACGGTGTGTAATGAACGTATCGCTAAAGCTCTTGAAGGCATTCATCATGAATTAAAACGATTGAATGACTCGAACCCTAGTAACCGAGCACAAGCGAAACAGAAAGAACCTGAGAAGAAAGAGTTTAAACCTAAAAATTTCATCTGAGGTGGTACTTATGTCAAAGCGTGAAGCAGTTGGTCCTGGCGTTACCGCGCCAATATCTCGTCAGTAGGGAACGTTAACCTACTCGACCTGAGCACGTCGTTAAACTGTTAAATAACCGAAAATAACTAATTATAGGGGCTAAGTGATAGTTTCTCTAATGAAATGAAAGAAGCGCACTAATCGGGCTTAATTGACTGATTGGGGCGCTATTTTTATGCATTAAATTCTAAAACTTAGAACTTATGAGGAGGATAAACAAATGAAATTAAATGACAAACTAAATCTAAATTTACAATTCTTCGCTGACAATGACGAAGGTGAACCTGGACAAAGTAATGATAAGAAGTCAGAAAACAATAGCGGTCAAGAGCAAGAAACATATACAAGAAGCGAAGTAGATTCTCAAATCAGTAAAGCTGTCGAGACTGCTCTTTCTAAACGTGAGCGTAAGCACCAGCAAGAATTAGAAGATGCTCGTGAAGAAGCTAAAAAAGAGGCTGAAAGATACGCTAATTTAACTGAAAAAGAGAAGAAAGACAAAGAAATTGAGAAACGCGAACAAGCCTTAGCTAAAAAGGAAAAAGAATTTAAATTGCGTGAACTCAAAGCTGATGTAGAAAGTGACTTAAAAGAAAAAGGTCTACCTACTTCGTTTGCACAGTCTTTAATTCATTTGGAAGATAACGAACAAATTAATGATGTCGTTAATTCGATTAAAGAAGATTTCGACAAAGCTGTACAAGAACAAGTTAAAGAAGCTACACGTCAATCAACACCTTACGGACAAGGTAGTGACGTATCTTCTAAAAAAGAAACATCTAAAAGTTTTGCAGAAATAGCAAGACAAAATAGAATAATTCAATAAATTGGAGGCATTTTAAATGGTAAAAGTAAACCCACAAACATTCAATCCAGATAATGTAATGATGCACGAGCACAAAGAAGGGGAATTGTTAAACGATTTCAACGAGCCTATTCTTTTAGATGTATTGCAAAACTCTAAAATCATGCAATTAGGCAAATACCAAGATATGGGCGGAAAGTCAGAGAAAAAGTTCACTTACTGGGCAGATAAACCAGGCGCTTACTGGGTAGGAGAAGGTCAAAAAATCCAAACTTCTAAACCTAGCTTACTTGAGGCGTCTATGCGTTCTCATAAATTAGGTGTTATCATCGTTGCTTCTCGTGAATACTTAAACTACACTTACTCTCGTTTCTTCGAAGCAATGAAACCTCAAATCGCTGAACAGTTCTATAAAAAGTTTGACGAAGCAGGTTTATTAAACATTGATAACCCGTTCAAACAATCTATTGAACAATCAGCTGCTTCTTCTAAAAATATTGTAAATGGCGATATTAACTTAGATAACGTATTAGCATTAGAGGACGCTTTATTGGAACATGATGTTGAACCTAACGCTTTCTTATCTAAAACTCAAAACCGTACTGCGTTACGTGGAGTTCGCGATAAAGATACTAAAGAAAGCTACTATGACCGCGCAAGCAACACTTTAGATGGATTACCTGTAGTTGATCTTAAATCAGACAACTTCAAAAAAGGCGACTTATACGCTGGAGACTTTAACAAAGTATTCTACGGTATCCCTTACAACATGTCTTATAAAATTTCGGAAGATGGTCAATTATCAACTGTTCAAAATGCTGATGGTTCTCCAGTTAACCTATTCGAGCAAGAATTGATTGCATTACGTGTAACTATGGACGTTGCGTTCCATATTGCAGACGACAAAGCGTTTGCTAAGTTGACTGCTGGCAGTGCTTCAAGTGGAAATACAGAAACAGTTTAATTAATCGAGGAGGTCTAACTTATGGCTTATTCTTATAAAGTTGTACGCGACTTCATTAATAAAGAAGATCAGAAAGAATATAAAGTAGGAGACGAATTCCCTACTGATATTACTTCTAAGCGTATTGATGAATTATTTCATAAGCAAAACGTATATAACAAGCAATACATCGCTTTAGATGTAGATGCTAAAGCAACAAAAGCTGAATTGTTGGAAATAGCTGAAAAACATAATGTAGATGTATCAAAAGACGATACGAAAGCGGTAATTCTTAAAGCATTGGAGGGATAACATGGCAGTATTAGAAAATGTCAAAAAGTTACTCTCTATCAATGATGATAAGCAAGATGAACTACTCGAAATAATCATAAGTAACACTGAAAAGCGTTTGATTAGCTTACTTCCAGTAGATATTGAACAAGTTCCAGATAGATTGGAATACATTGTCGAAGAAGTGGCAGTCAAGCGCTTTAATCGTGTTGGCGCTGAAGGTATGACACAAGAAAGTGTTGATGGTCGTTCAAATACATTCCAAAACAATGATTTTGACGAATATTTGGATGTCATTAACGCTTTGTTTCCTAAAAATACAAGTAAACGTGGCAGAGGTGTATTCTATTGAGATACAATAAGCGCGTTTCATTTTCTAAGGAGACAAAAGGCAGTTACAACCCTAAAACAAGTAAGTACGATGTTAAGGAGAAAGTTTTTGATATAGTCCCTTGTAACATTTCTCCTTTGTCCCCACAACGTACAAGCCTAGAATATGGAGACGTAACAAAGCAAATCAATGTCATTCGTTTAAATGGTCATTTTGAGCCACAAGTTACACATGCTTATATCAAAGGTGTAAAACACATTATCACTAAACGTATCGATTATGAACATGACACTGTATTCTACGTTGAGGAGGTTAGTTGATGGCTAATGATATTGATGCTCTAATCAGCAGACTAGAGTACATGCACGACAACATCGATGACGATGTAGATGAAGTTCTAAAAAAAAACGCTGGAGAATTTGCTAAAGATACTGTTGTAAGTGCTAAGTCAGTTATGAACAAAGGTTACTGGACAGGAAATTTAGCGCGTATGATTAGAGATACTAAAGAAGGCAACATGAAATATGCTGTGACCTCTAACGCTGGCTATAGTGGATTTTTAGAATACGGTACACGCTACATGGCTCCTGAAACGTTTATGTTCCCTGTTTATGAAAGATATACAAGACAAGTCAGAGAGGACCTCGAGAGATTAATAAACGGTTAGGAGGCGCGCTATGAAACAATCAGCTAAACTTCAACTATTCAACTACTTATATGAAAAATTTAGTGAAATTGGCGTCCCTGTAATTGAAACTAAAGAACTTAACCAAGAGCTTGAATATCCTTTTATTGCTATTCAAACAACCATAGATAGCATGAACGTGTTAACTTTTGACAGTTTTGGAGGTAATCCTACCGCCATCGTTCATCTGTGGGGGTTGGACATTGATAAAAGTGCTAATGACAATTTGCTGATGCAAGTTCAAAACATTATGTTAGATGATATCGAGCTTGAAGGTTTCAGTTTATTCAATCCGCAGTTAGACATCAATGAATCTATTGAAATTGAAGATAATCAAGCATTATCGCATGTAACTATAAATATCGAGTATACAAGTCATTAAAGGACTTGTATTTTTTATATACTTTTTAGGAGGGTAAAACCTATGGCAATTAAACAAGGTACTGATGAATTAGTCTTAATCCGTAAAGCCGGAGACCGTAAAGATGCAGATAAAGTAATGTGGGTAACAGAATTAGAACGTGAAACTGAAAAAGACAGAGATACAGAAGCTACTGTAGATGGTCCTGTTAACTCTGGAGGTACATTAGAGTCAACAGTTACGATTAACTGCTACATGAACCAAGATGACACGTTATGTGATGAAATTGAAGATGCTACCGAAGAAGATACCCCTTATGAATTATGGGTTATCAACAAAAAAGTTAAAAACAAAGATGGAAAATATAAAGCAGAATATCGTCAAGGATACTGGAATAGTATTGACCGTACTAACGACGCTGAAGATATCGCAGAATTTGAAACAGAATTTGGCGTATACCTTAAAAAAGTTCGTGGTTGGGCAACATTACCAGAACAAATCGAGAAAAACAAAGCTGCTTATGGCTTCCACGATACTGTTGCTGCAGATCCAGCTGACGATGGTCTTGTGTCAGAAATTCCACAACCTAACGAACCAAGCACAGCAGAAACTGTATAATATCGAGGGCTAGATGCCCTCTTTTTTTTGACTAAATTTAAAGTGAGGTTATTAATAATATGGAAATCAAATTTAACGGTAAAACAATTGAACTATCATTCGGATTAAAGTTTTTAAACATCATTGATAAAGAAATGGGCATGGAAGCAGAACAAGTTAACTTTGGTAAAGGTACAGAAATGTTGGTACCTGCGCTTGAAAGCCACAGTGTAGTAGATGTCGCTAAAGTTATTAAAGCTGCAACTGCACAAGAAAAAGGAGCACCTAAAACCGAAGAAGATTTAGAAGCTGTTGTTGAAGATGTTATTGAAAATACAGGACTTGAAGAATTTTGTAACGAAGTCATCGAGGAACTGGGAAAGCGTGTTTTAACCCAAAACCTCGTTCCGAAAAAATACAAAAAGAACAGCAAGAAGTAGACGAAGAAATATTAACGTTTGATCGTATAGTTATCTTGTGCATGAGCAAACTGAAAATTTACGACCTAGATGTTATTGAGCAAATGACACTTAGAGAATTCAACTATCGTATGTATGCACTAGAGTATGAGCAACTAGATAAAGATATGGATATGTACAAACTCGCTTTTGCTATTAGAGACGCAGCTGCCGAGAAAAAGAAACGCGGTGGTAAAAAAGGCGATACAGAATATCGTTTCAAAAGCGCAGACGATATCATGCATTATCAAGAGAATATTAAACGATTAGACAGGGGCGAACCTGTGAAGTTCGCTTCTGAAAGCAAATTTGAGAAGAATATGCCTCCGAAAGATTTACTTCAACAAATTGCAAAACTTAATAAATAAGGAGGTGGGAACACGTGGCAGAAGCTAACTATAGTATTAAAGCGACGATTGAAGCTAACGCTAAAAAGTTCAAAAGCGCTATACAAGCAGCTAAAAACACAGCAGAGCGTTTTAAAGGTACTATGGATAAAATCAAAGATAATGAAATTGATGCAGATGCATCAGGTGTAACTAGCGCAGTAAACAAAGCTAAAAAAGAAATAGAATCATTTAATAACACTCGTGCAGAAGCTGACCTTGATATAGATATTGACGAAGTTAAAAGCAAAGTACAAATAGCTGAAGAATATGTACGCAAATTCGATGCTTACAGAGGCGACGCAGAGTTAGACGCTAATGTAGCAAGCGCGAAAGCTAATATTGAAGAAGCACAAGCATATTTAGAACGTTTCGACGGATCAAATGCTAATGCACATGCTGATGTTGACGCAAGAAGAGCTATATCAACGTTATCTAAGCTACAGATTGATTTAGATATGTTTGACGGAAATTCTTATAGTGCTCATTTAGATGCAGACGCAACTAAAGCACGTGTCGCTATAGCAGAAGCTAAAAAGTCGCTTAATAGCTTTGCGAGACAAAAAGCAAAAGCTACAGTCGAAGTTAACGAAGGCGCTGCTGTATCTAAGATTTTAGCGCTTAAAGCAATGTTACGTTCAATTCCTAACCGAATACACACTAGGATAGATGTTGATTCAGATAAAGCGCAAGGCGCATTTAGAGCAATGGTAGCTGGTATTGATAGTTCTATGAACTCATGGAACGCTTTAGCTACACGTATCAGAACAATTGGTACCGTAATTTCTAACATGATAAAGGGTTCTTTAATTTCCAATATAACGTTGGTAGTTCCTATCATTGCTTCGATGGTTCCTGCATTATTTGCTGTTCTTAACGCTATCGGGGTTGTAGCTGGTGGAGCTGCAGGATTAGCAGCTGCATTTGGTGTTGCTGCAGGTGGAGTTATGGGATTTGGAGTTATGGCTGCAAGTGCTATTAAAATGCTTAACGATGGAACTCTACAAGCTACAGCTGAAACGAAAAAGTACGAAAGCGCCTTACAAGGTGTTCAAGATGCTTGGCAAGGTATTATAGAGAAAAATCAAAGTCAAATCTTTAACACAATGGCTAATGGTTTAAACATGATTAAAGTGGCATTATCAGGTTTGTCTCCTTTCATTAGCGGCGTGTCAAAAGGAATGGAACAAGCGAGTGCTAAAATGCTTGATTGGGCTAAAAACTCTCAAGTAGCACAACAGTTTTTCGAAATGATGGGTACAACAGGTGTAAGAATATTCAACAACATGCTAAGTGCAGCAGGTAATTTTGGTAGTGGTGTAGTAAGTGTTCTCACACAACTAGCGCCACTCGCAGATTGGGCTGCAGCTGGATTTAAACGAATGGGACAAGCTTTTAATTCTTGGGCGCAGTCATCGGCTGGACAAGAAGCTATTAGATCCTTTGTTGAATATACTAAACAGAACTTACCGTTAATCGGACAAATATTTGGAAATACCTTCAAGGGTATTTTTAACCTTATGAAAGCATTCGCGCCGAATACACACTCTATATTAGAATCTCTAGCGCAAATGTCTGAAAAATTCGCATCATGGAGTGCTACAGTAGCACAATCAGATGGATTTAAGAAATTTATGGATTATATCAACACGAATGGTCCCAAATTAATATCACTATTAGGTAATATAATCCAAATCATTATAAATGTTGGTACTGCAATGGCACCACTAGCTGCAGCAGTTTTAGATGTTGCTATTGCTATTACAGATTTTATCGCTAAATTAACGGAGGCACACCCTGCTATTGGTATATTATTAGGCTTAATCGCTACATTAGCTGGTGTATTCATGACTTTAGGACCGCCTATCTTAGGTGTTATCGACTTTATCGGAACGTTCATTAAAGTATTTACAGGCGCAGGAACAGTTATAGAAGCATTAATGTCTGTAGCTTCGGCATTGGCTCCAGTATTTGAAGCTATTGGAGTTGCCATTGCTGCAATAGATGCACCAATACTATTAATTATTGCAGGAGTAGCAGCATTAATAGCTATATTCGTTGCTTTGTGGAATTCATCAGAAGTATTAAGAAATGCTGTGAGCGACGCGTGGAATGCTATTAAAGATGCAGTAGGGAACGCAATAAAAGCAGTTATACAATTCCTAAAAGACTTGCTTTCTCAAGCTCAAGCTATCATGGGACCTTTAGTTCCTATATTTAAAAACGCTTGGGATAATATCGTAAAAGTTGTAGAAACGGCAGTTAAATTGATATCTCCAATAGTTTCTCAAGGTTTCCAAGCTTTAGTTGCTGTTGTAAGCACGGTTTGGACTGTGATAACTACAGTTATTAAGGTTGCATTCGATATTATCATTGGCATTATTACTGTAGCACTGCAGTTACTTAGCGGTGACTGGTCGGGCGCTTGGCAAACAATATTAAAAGTTGGGCAAACAATTTGGCAAAACATTGTTTCTGCAGCTCAAGCTATATGGGATATTTGGAGTAAATATTTACAACAAACTTGGCAAAACGCAGTCAACTTTTTCAGTACAATATTTGGCGCGTTAATTGGTATCGCAGGTGCTATTTGGGGTGCGATTGTTAATGTTGTAATGACGGTAGTTAATGGTTTAAGCACATTCCTTGCTAACATATGGAATGGAATTGTTACTTTAGCACAAATACAATGGTCAATATTAGTTACAGTGGCACAGACGGTTTGGACTGCCATTGTCACAGTGATAACTACAATAATTTCAACTTTAGTTACAATTATTACTACGGTATGGACTGCAATTGTTACAGTTACACAAACAATATGGACGGTTCTTGTTACTATCGCACAAACTGTTTGGACTGCAATATCAACTGTGGTCATGACTATCGTTAACATCATCGTTACTATCGTTACAACTGCTTGGACAACGATTTCAACTGTAACTTCTACTATATTTGGTGTTATTTCTACCATAGCATCTACTATATGGAATGTTATCAAAGGAGTTATACAAGGTGTAGTTACAATTATCGTTGGTATCGTCAGTGGAAGTTGGGCTAGATTAAGCGCTATTACAAGTTCTATTATGACTTCAATTTCTTCTTTAATAACTTCTTTATGGAATTTAATTAAAAGTACAATTATAAACGCTGTAATGGGTGCTGTTCATGCAGCAGTAAGCGGATTTATGAACATGCTTAGTTCTATAGGTTCAGCTATGCGTGGTATTGTCAACGCAGTCATTAATGGTATGCGTAACGTTGTGAATAATGTAAGAAACGGAGTATCAAATGCTTTAAGTGCAGTACGTAACTTTATAGGCCGTTTCACTCAAGCCGGTACAGATTTAATTATGGGAATGGTAAATGGTATTAAAAACGCCGCTGGTGCTGTTGTAAATGCAGCTAAAGGTGTTGCTAGTTCAGCAATCAATGCGGTTAGAAGTGTTCTCAATTCACACTCTCCATCAAGAGTAATGATGGGTATCGGTGGAGATTTTGGAGAAGGCTTTAAAATCGGTATTGATGATAAGAAAAAAAGCGTGGCAAACATTGCAGGTGGTTTGGGATCAAGTGCTGTAAAAGCAGTTAAAAATGCTGTTAATCCAACTGATGTATTAAGTGATGTTAGAAGTACATTAAAAAATAGCAATCTAAAAATACCAAATATTCAAGGAGATATTAAAAACGCTAGTGCATCAGCCAATGCACAAGTTACACATACTCATGAATATAAGACGAATCCATCGCAACGTGTTGTAACCGTTAAAATGGACGTTAACAACGACGCTTTAACTCATATAGTCAACGGACAAATGGCGGATAGAGATGCCACATTCACATTCTAGGAGGTCAGGCAATGGATTTAGAAATTAAACAAAAAGATGGCGCTAAATACAAGTTGTCTGACTTCGGTTTTCGAGTGAAAGATATTGTCATCGAAAGCCCGGAGATAGAGGACAACTACGAAACAAAAGAAAACACAAGTGGTCGTATGTTACTTAGTAGTCAGTACCGTAAAAGGAAAATTACGGTACCCTGCTATGTAGTTAGTACAAAACTTAATGATATACCAAGATTACGAGATAAATTTTATGATTTAACAGTAAACACTGAACCTGTATGGATTAGAGAACTTAGATATGCCGAAGAGCATAATTACAAGTTTTTACAACCGACGGAAGATGACTATCAATCATATGATAAATATGGTTATCCAGTATTCGATCATAATATGATGAACGATAATTACTATACTAGTGGTAAACAGTATCAAGTTAAATGTTCATCAGTAATAACACCTGATAACAAAGGTAATGTGATTAACTTCGACTTAGTTTTTGAAACAATTGAAATACCTTTTGCCGAGAGTATTGGTACTTCTTTAGATTTAGAGAACAAACCTAACAAAGCGTTATGGTCTAATGATATGTTAGTACCATTTGACGAAGAAAACGACAAAAGAACATACACTTTTACTAATATTTGGAATAACAGTGTTTATTACCACGGAAATGTACCTAATAACGAATTTAAACTCTATAAGAAAGTAACTATCGTTTTAGGTAAAAATGTAAGCAGTAAAGAAAGTTTCCAATTTACGTTGGGAAAATCTGATTATATGAAAATCAGTAATATTAATTTGAAAAAAGGCGACAAGATAGTGTATGACGGAGTTCAAACGTGGAGAAACGGCACTCCAATTAATCATCGTTGTACAAATGCACAACCTAAATTCTATCCTGGCTGGAATGATTTCGCTTTTAATCAACAGGTTAAGTCAGTAACTTTTGATATGAAATTTTATTATAAGTAGGTGGTTATTAAATGCCAGTATTATTTAGCCCTATAAGAGGAATAGGCGAGCCAGTTTATGTCACTACTACAACAACATCAAAGCTAGGTTCTGAAACAATTGTACAATGCAAATTGCTTGAAGATAAATATAACTATAATGTTATACGAGGTATTGATAAACGCTGGACACTGACGCAGTTAACAGGACCTAATGACAAGAGAGAATACGTTGCTTATATCATAGATAGACAAACACATGGTAGAAATCAAGAAGTTGCTGTAACACTTAGAGAGAAGCCGATAGATATTATCAAAAGAAAGAGAGTGTATGACAAAATAGATGGTCCTCATAAACCACCCGACTTTTTCGAAAAGATATTTAAAGGAACTGGACTTAAATTCAAAGTGCCTGACAATATGTTTGTTTCTGAAATCAAAGACTCTGGCGAGGGAGAAAGTGTCGAAGATTTACTGAAAAAGGGTTTAGAGGCATGGGACTTAGAATTTGATATACATCATGATCATAAAACAAACACATATACTTTTGAATTTACGCCATATTTAGAAAAAAGAGCAACTTATCATATAGACGATGAAATTAACGCAAACAATATGAAATTAGAAGAAGATAGTGGTCAAATGTATACCTATGTTAAAGGGTACGGTTCTTATACTGATGAAGAGGGTTTAGATGGTGCAGGCCTTATTGTTGAATTTGAGCATCCTAATATGAAAGATTACGGTCGTTTTGATGCACCACCTGTTAAAGATGGTTCTATTACTGATCCTGATATTATGCGAGCTAGATTGCAAGCTGTTATTAATGCATCTATAAAACGCTCTTTAACTTTGGATTTTATAGCTTTGCGACAACATTATCCTAATGCAGTTCCTAGAGTTGCAGACATTGTAAAAGTTAAGCACTCTATACTGGGTATAAATGAATTTATGAGAATAGTCGAAGTTAAGACTATTAGAGACGCTGAAAATAAGATAGTAAAACAAGACGTAACTTTAGGAGATTTTAACCGCAAAAATCGTTATTTAGAACGAATTAGTCAAGCAGCACAAGTTGTAGGTGGTTTAGGTGGAGGATTTGCTAATTCATATCGAACAACATACGCAAAAGCAAATGCAGCTATTACTTCTACAAGAAAGTCCATCGACTCTAACAAAGCATTGCACGGAAATGCCAATGGAATAAGAGCAATTGTAGAAAAAGACCACATACTAGAATATAACAGAAATGGTAAATTCCGAGTGTCTCATGATCGTGGTAAGACATGGCAAGTTATTGCAAGTGCTAAAAGTGGATTTAACAAATACGTAATACCAAAGGCAACAGATAAAACATCTGGACTTATGAGTAATAATGATAAAAAGAAAGTCGATAGACTTCACTATAATCGTCTCAAAATGCAAGGCGAAAATGGTAAGTATTACAACATTACAATAGATAAAGATGGAAAACTACAAGTTAAGGAGGCGTAGCAATGCGAAAGACTATCTACACAAAACTAGATACTTTATTTAGTTCGCGTTATGTTAGAGAAAACGAACTCAATTACATTGCTATAAGAGATATGCTTACTAACATCGAAGAAATATTAGTAAAGCATGGAAAAACTGAAAAGCGAGCACATAACGCTGAACAAATTGTATACACATTGCCTACTGGGCCTAATGTTACTGTAGGTCAAGAGTTAGGTTATCAAAGTAAACGAATAAGAAACTTAGTTTTAGGAACTATCGGTAATGGGCTTCAAGAAGTGAGAGATAGTCGTACATCAATTGACGCTCAAAACTTCCCTATACTTTCAGAAAGACTAAGACATGATTTCACTAGAATAGATGAAAAAATAGACAAAGAACTAAATGTGGCTGATGACGCTACTTATCTATTTACTCCTCCATTTATCGCTAGTGCTGAACAAGGTGTTAATGAAACACCTAATAATAACGATCCCGATGACAATAGAAAAGTGTTTTATGACAAATTTGTTGACAACAAGTATGTTACGAAAAAATATGTAGGTAAAGACCAAAGTAACAAGTACAATGTTTATGCTTATGATTTCAAACCTCAAAACTATACAAAAACTTTACTCATCACATCATGTATACACGGGAATGAATACAGCGCATTTTATGCTTTAAGTCGCTTTATGGATTTAGTCGTCAATGAATGGAGCAAGTATTCACAACTCGCTTATATACGTAAAAACGTTAGGGTGGTTATAGTTCCTATTGTTAACCCTTGGGGCTTTGCTAATAATGAACGCGAGAATGTAAATAATGTAGACTTAAATCGTAATTTTGACTATTATTGGTCAAATGGTAGTGGTACACGTTCTACTGGTAAAAACTACAAAGGGACTAAGCCGTTTAGTGAGAGAGAAAGTAGAAATATGAAAGCGCTAGTGGAAAGTTTAGGTGATATTACTGCTCACGTGGATTGTCATAACATCGTTTCTCAGGTAAGTGACTATTGCTTATTCTATCCGCGTTTTGCTAACCAACCTAACAATGTAATGACCGAACTACTATCTGAAATATCAGATCATGGCGACTATGTTACATGGGGTTCAAGCACCTTAGCGTCATTTAGTAACTGGGTAGGTATTAAGCATGGTACAACTTCTTTCTTGCCTGAAGTATACGAAGGCAGAGCTGGAAAACCTAGAGGCGCTCAAGAGATGTGGCGTTCAGTTTACTATTTAGGAAACATCATAGTTAAATTAGCTAAATTGGACACTAACAAAGAAGGAAGAATTGCTAATCAACCTATTGTAAAATCTTTGGTTTATAGTAGCAGATTTGATAAAAAAGATACTAAACCATTTTCTCTTATTGCAAAAAAAGATTACCAACGTATGCTAATGACACAACAAAGGTTCCAAGTTACAGCTAATGGCTTTGTAGAGTTAAACGGTTCTATTACTGTTGAAGTTGATAGAGATACAACGATAGCTGTAGCACCATATGTTGTACAAAACTATCACCCGTACAGCGGTAATGGAAAAAGTAGAAAACGTCACTTATACAGAGTGAGAATGCCAGTTAAAAAAGGTTGGCATACTATCCCGCTGCATGCAATAGCTCCTGTTCAATATTCAACAACGAGTCCAAACAACGTACACAGATCAAACGAAGTTATGGGTGTTGTTGATATATTAAGAACTAAAGGTGTTGCAAAGGTTAGAAACTTAATTATCAACCTTACTTTTACACCTTCACATTCACACACAGCAGTTCAAATTCTTAAATCTGGTGGGTATGGTAACCAAAAAGAAAAAACATTCCATCAAGTTTATCCTAATAAGCCAAGCGCATATACTAAGACAAACAAAATTATTCATAAAACTAAAAAGAAAAAATAAGGAGGCTTCATAATGGATGGATTTTACAAAGAAGCTAGAATTACTACTGTCGACGAACCTTATTTAAAAACGATATCTGACGAAGGTATCGGTTTTTATAATATGGATATAAATACTGCGGTATTAACTTTTCAAGTACGTAGAGAAATAAACGGGGAAAGTTATCCCCTAGAGATTAGCGAAGCTAACACTGAGATAACAGCTTATTTTGTTTCCGATAACGGTTCTTCAACCGGAAGGGTTAAAGTTGAATATGTTAATCCTATGAAAGGCATTATACGTTTAACTTTAGACAGTAATTTCCTAAAGGCTTCTACCGACACTCATGTGACTGGTCAAATTTATATCAAAGCAGTTGGTCGTAAAGATACAGTTGTACTTAACGAGTTTCGCTTTTACGTAAAAGATGCATTAATTAACCAAATAGATGCTGATATTAAAATCAGATATATTAGAGAGATTGACGATCTTGTTGATTTAGTAAAAGACAGAATTGATACTGTATCAAAAGAATTAGAAAACGTTCAAAATGCTGAAGAAGAATTCATGAATTTTGTAAATACTCAAAAGTCAGAATTTGTTAAACAAGTTAAAGATTTGCGGGAACAAATGGAAGGTTTCGCAAAACAAACCGAAACAGAATTAACAGACTATCTAAATAATATTAACGATAAAATTTTAGAGGTTAATGAACGATTAAATTCGGCAACTGAAGGAGTTATAACAGAGGAAAACTTAGACGAGCACCTTATCAACTACGCTAAAAAAGATGAAGTTAATCAGCAGTTATCTAAGAAGGCAAACGAAGATGAATTTAAGACACTTTCTGATGGTTTAGATGAATTAATACAAAACAAAGTTAATGAAGCTATAAAGAGTGCTACAGGTCAATTATCAGCACTTACAGAAGCCGAAGGTTTTGCTATTAGGTTAGATAATGTTGACTTATCTACTATGAGCAAAATTGATAAAACTGGTTTTTACTACCTTTACAACCCTACAAATTCTCCAGATCCCGATAATCAAAGTGGCTATGCTATCGTTATTGCGAGAAGTGACACATACAAAAAAGTATTGTTTATGCCTTACAACAGACACAGAATATACTCTCGTAATATGATGGGCGAAACTACAAGATGGGGTTCTTGGTATGATGCTACAAAAGGTGTAGTAATTCCCGGATCTAATCCAGTTGTTTAGGAGGTAAGTCATAATGAAGAAAAATTCAATAACTTATTCGCTAACCTTTTTAATGGTTTTAGGTTTTGGCGCTCTAATGTTTGAAAGAGGCTTCTTTTGGACAAGAGAACAAGAAACTATTATTAGAGACAGCGATTTTTATTTAGCACTACACCACGTTATGCCTATTTGGATTTGGGGCGTACTTGCAATGGTGTTTAGTGCTTTTATAATTGTCGCACCTTTCTTTCTACCTACACAAAAGTTAAACAACATATTTAACTACCTTATTTGTATTGGGGGTTGGGGTAACGCTTGTTTTTACTTTTTAATGACATCAGCGAGTATGTTTCATGCTATTAATTGGCTTTCTCCTTTGCAATTTTCTACTTTCACTATGATTTGTGGAATTATGGGATTCTATGGAGGTGTGGAGATTGTCGGAAAAAGAAGATAAGTACGTATTACGTACTGAATGGATACAAAACACCGGTAAGATTTATGAAAAAATCAACGAAAACGACAGAAAACACATCGAAGCGTATAGCACTCTCGATAAAAGATTAGAGAAGCAAACAGGATTGCAAGAAAAGCAATTCGAGTCTCAAGAAAGATTAGAAAAGCATTTAGAAAAAATTAGCAGCGTCATAGAAAAAGTAGGCTCAGAATTTACAGATGTAAAATATACTGTTAAAGCACATGAAGTTCAATTAGAAAACATCAATAAATCAATTTCCGACAAACAAAAAGGAAATGTACAAGTTGTTGTTGCGTTAATTAGTGGTGGTTGTGCAATTATTGCAGCAGCATTCGGTTTAGCCTCCGTAATATTTTAAGCTGACACTTCGGTGTTGGCTTTTTATTTTGATTGAAGAAAGTAGGTGTGTAAATGGCTATACTACCTAAAAGCGGAAAACCAACAGCCTCGCAAGTTGTAGATTGGGCTAAATGGATGGCTAAAAATCATAAAGGTGTCGACATTGACGGTAGGTATGGGTTCCAATGTTGGGATTTGCCTAACTATATATTCCAACGTTATTGGCATTTCAGAACGTGGGGAAATGCAAATGCTATGGCAAACCGCAGTCAATATCCTAATCGGTCATGGAAAATTTACAGAAATACATCTAGCTTTGTACCAAAACCAGGTGATATAGCTGTATGGACATATGGTTGGGCTGGACATACTGCAATAGTTGTTGGCCCTAGTGACAAAAGGACCTTTCGTTGTGTGGATCAAAATTGGTACCATTCAAACCAATGGAGTGGTTCGAGAGCAGCGTTTGTTAATCATAACTACAACGGTAATGGCGGAAACATTTATTTTGTTAGACCTCCTTATAAAGCTGAGAAAAACCCTCCTAAACCAAGCGGCGGTTCTGACACTTCAAGCACCACAACAACAGATAATAATAAAACAGTAACGATTAAGAAGAAACAAACACATATCAATTTCACTATAGATGATGGTGAACCAACTTATCCTGAATTTATCCGACACGATATTGTTCAAGGTAAAGATAGAGGTCATAACCCTAAGAAAGTGACTATAAGAAACGCAAATACAATGTGTTCAGTTCTTGATCTATACTTTGATAGAGAAAAATATCTTACTGATAAAGAATATCCTCACTATTTCGTAGATAGAAACCATATATGGCAACCTAGATTAGAAATGTACGAAGTACCTAGTCACCCTGATAATATCGTTATTGAAGTGTGTCAAGATTTATCAGCAAGTAAAGATGATTTTATTGTCAACGAGATACACACAATGCTACAAGCAGTGTTCAGAATGAAATATCAAGGTATACCAGTTAAGCCATCTTCTATTGAAGTTGACACATCTAATATTTGGCGAAGCGTATACGAGCATGGAGATTGGGATATATCACTCAATGGATTGCCACCTAAGAAAAACATAGACAAAACAATCAATGGATTACTATATCTATATAAAAACAGTAAGAAGTTACTTTCTGAAATTCCTAAAGATAAAGTTAAGACTAAAACTATTAAAGTTACAGTTCCAGCATCTAGTGTTAATAAGAATACAACTACAACGACAAACAAAAAAAGAAGCAAAGAGCCTACTGTGGTTGTTTCAAGAAGTGCTTATTCATTCAAGAGAGCGGTAGCTATCCAAATGACTAAATCCCCTCAAATAAACTACGGTAACGGTTGGTATGGTGCAAGTTACTCGGCAACACTTAACGCTATGAATTCGCTTAAGATTTGGAATAGTAAAACTCAAAAATATCAAATGCTTAATCTTGGTAAATATCAAGGTGTATCAGTTTCAGCACTTAATAAGATATTGCGCGGCAAAGGTTCTTTATCCGGGCAAGGTAAAGCAGTTGCTTATGCTTGTAAGAAGTATAACCTTAATGAAATATACTTAATTGCACATGCTTTCCTTGAGAGTGGTTATGGTACATCTTACTTCTCAAGTGGTCGTGCTGGTGTTTATAACTACTTCGGTATAGGAGCGTACGATTGGAACCCTAATAACGCAATACATTACGCTAGAAATAGAGGATGGACTACTCCCGCTAAAGGTATTATTGGTGGTGCTAAGTTTGTAAGACAAGGTTATATCAGCAAAGGTCAAAATACACTTTATCGTATGCGATGGAACCCTAGACATCCAGGTAATCATCAATATGCAACTGATGTACGTTGGGCACAAGTTCAAGCGACAACTATCAAAAATCTATATGACAAAATCGGTATAAAAGGTGTCTATTTCATTAGAGATAGATATAAATAGGGATAAGGCTGACAGCTCTTATCCCTAAATTTATTATTGGAGAGGTGTTTTATGGAAACGTACAAAACCGGTACAGTTAATACAATCATCAATGAAAATGGCGTTGATTTAGGCAGTATAAACGTTAATCTGTACACAATGGATAACAAGACATCTGTTATTGATATCCATATTAAGAAAAAGAACATTATTAATGAAAATCAAGAATACATCTCTGTGAATTTCAATCAGACGAAGTTCGAACCTGTATTACATGTTTTTGCACAAGATGGTTCTATATTCACTAATGAGCCATTAGAAATAGTTAAAGCTGAAGAAGGCTTTGTAAGATATATTATCCCTGAATATATCACTAAACATGTAGGGCAAATGCAATGTAAATTATTCTTAGAAAATCCTGAAAATAACGATAGCACACATGTTGCTAACTTTTATTTTACTGTTAACGACAGCGGTATAACTAAAAGTGTAGGAAAAGAAATACGTGTGGAATTACTAGATGATATCGTAGAAAAAGTAATGAAAGACAATGTAGATATCTTCAAAGGACCTAAAGGAGATACTGGAGAACAAGGTCCAGCAGGACAAGACGGTAAAGATGGTAAAAATGGCATTAATGGTATCGATGGTATAAATGGTAATCCAGGTCCTCAAGGACCACCAGGAAGAGATGGCAAAGATGGTGTTGACGGACAAGATGGTTCAGATGGAAAGTCATTTGACTTTGAAAGTCTTACAGAAGAACAAAAAGCTGAAATTACACCTAAACTACCTGACTTTAGTAATTGGCAGCAATATCAATTTACAAATACTGACGGAACTAGAAAATGGCTTGGCACTTTGGCTCAACCTATAGAAACACTTGAACCTGGATTATATGAATGTTCTATACCAAGCGACTATAAATCTGTAAATGCCCCTGCTGATCCAAATGGTGCGGGGTATATTGCTGAAATAAATGTTACAAATGGGCAGAGTGGAAGAAAGCATATTATTCTTATCCAAAATTATCAAAATTATATTTGGTCTAAAACAATTCACACAGACGGTAACGACAGGGGCTGGATTGTTCTTAACCCACAAAGTCAAAAATACAGACTGACAAACGATGATGGGACTAACTTTTTTGAAGGATATACAACAATAAATTTAAACAATGAAGATGAAATTAAAAAGATACCTTCAGGAATACGTTATATAAGCAGAACGACTGGTTTACCAACTGACGTAAGTTCTACCAATGGTTGGCTTTTTAAATTAGTTCGTTCAGACTCTCAACTATCTACAATATATTTCCAACCTTATAATTCTAGTCAATTATTACAAAGAGTAACGTATAACGGTTTGTCAGAATGGCGTTATATAAATCAAGCGTCTACAGATACAGGTTGGGTTCCTTTGCCTTTAGTTAATGGCGCGACACCAGATGTATATAGTGACACTTATTTGCCAGTTTCTTATAGAGTTAGAAAAACAGGAGATAATAAAACAGTTCAAATCATAGGTAATATCAAAAAGTTATCTACAGGCTTAGTGTTCGCTCAACTGCCTTCTAACATCACACCAGTCAGAAATATCGAATATAAATTAAATCAAAGAATAGGAACAAGCAGTGCGCTAGCATATTTGGCAAGTGATGGAACAATGAAAGTTGTAGGTGCTGTTGAAGCAGATAGTACTTATATGATTAATGTCACATACATGGTTTAGGAGGACGAAAAATGATACAAATCTTTAGAAAAAGAGATGGTAAACCATTTCTTATAGATGAAAATAAAGAAGGTTACGACAAAGATTTATATACAGATATTATGCCACCAAGCAATTTATATTTGCCGGTTAAATTTGAAGGTGGCGAATGGGTTGGTACACCATATGAGGAATGGAAAAAACAACAAATTGAAGAACCACCCAAGAAAGACGATGAAACTCACAAGGACCAAATAATAGCTGATTTATCACTCGAATTATTAAAAACGCAAGAAGAATTAAAAGATGTTCGTAAGGATATATCAGATTTAACCATTCAATTGTTAGGAGGAACTACTAATGCATGATATCGGAGTTAAATATTATAAAATGGGATATTACACAAACGAACAGTTTGCTTTATTTGTTAAAAGAGGATTTGTAACGCCAGAAGAATATTTCGGATTAACTGGTGTTGAATATGATCCAAAAAATGCACATGCATAACTAATTCACCGGACTTTTTAGTCCGGTTTTTTATTGGAGGTAAAACATGCTAATAAATGTACTTAATTTAAATGACTCACAAGACGGCAATCGCATTAAACAAGGTGACTTATCGCACATGCGATACATCTTGTCTGACAATAACAACGAAGACTTAAAATTAGAAGGA